CAAAAACGGAACCAAAAACATGGTCCCAAGGTCCCAAAAAACAAACACAAAAAAATCGACAAAACATTTATATACCAGTATGGTATATAACTAGTGGCGAAAAAAACATGACACAAAAAAGACCCACAAAAGAAGAACTAAACGAATTGGTATTCAATGTTGCAATGAAGGACCCCTTACTTTTCAAAGAACTAGCAAAAGTTGAATTCAATGAAAAAAGGGTTCCAGAGGCTTTAATTAATTATGAGATAAAGAAGAAAGACCCAATCGTTTTGGAGATACTTTTAAAGGCATATTATTCTAGCATGGTTGCAAGATACTTTGACTACTTAGCAAGAAACAATTTACCAATTAAAAGAAAGTTCCTTATACGAATAGCTGATTACTTGTTAAAAATGGGATTTAGAGAAGAAAGAGGATTAGATTCAATGCACCTTTATGTAAATGGATTTATCGAGAAAGAAGGGTTACCATTTGAGGCCAAAATGGATGCTCTACCCGAATTCGCAAAAATAGTGATTTTATATTATAGGGGTAAACGAGTAGAATTGAGTGTCATAGACTAAAAACCAAAACTATGTTTTTATATATTCTGCGAATGCGTGTTCAAAGTAGGGTAGATTCCACTCTTCTTTTTTGGGGGGTTCTCTAGTTTCCCAGTTCATGAGTTTTGCTATATGAGTGACTAATTTGTATGCTAATATTGGTGGAACCGCCTCACCTACAAGCTTGAACTTTGAACTTGTCGATACATTGTCAGGAAAATGCCACCAGTCTGGGAAACTCTGGATACGTAATGCCTCTCTTACAGTTAGTTTCCTATATACGGTTTCTATAACTTGACCTGACCTGTGAGCTGTGAGAATTGTATAAGAGGGTTTATCAAGTAACAACACTCTACTACCCCAGTCACCATTTTCTACCCATCCAGTTCCAAGTGTCATGACGTGTTCAGTTGGAATTATGATGGTTTCCCTTTTGGTCCCCGTAAGCGTGTCATTTGCTATTGTTCTTGATGGTTCATCTAGAGAGTCTGGAAACTTCATTGGGGACCAACTACCAGGGTTTGATATTCGTTTTGCTTTAATTTTCTCTATTTGTTCTGGTGATAAGGGTTTTATTTCAGGTGGTATATTCATTATGTCTCCTATTGCCTCTCTAAGTGTAACCCATCTAAATACACGCCTACCGTCAATTGTTACCATTTCTACACTACTATGTGTAAAAGAGGGGAATGAGGGCTTTATTCCAAGGTCTTTCCTTATACCAATCGCAAAAACCCGTTCTCTCCTTTGCGGAACCCCATAATGTGCTGCATTAAGCAATTTGTATGTGACATTATAACTATCTGTGATTTTCCCTAATTGTTTCTCAAAATACCCGATAAATCTCTTGGAGAGTAAACCCTTAACATTTTCAAGTAAAAATACAGAGGGACGTGTCTGTGACACGATTTCAAAGTATCTTGAAAGGGTGGGAAAAAAGGGGTGACTCTCACCTTTTCTTTTTGTGTTTGCAGAAGAGAAGGGCTGACAGGGTGAACCACCAATGATAACATCATATTCCTCATCAGGATTCCATTCTAGAACATCTGTAATTGTTGCGTATGCATTGAATCTATTAAGATTCAGGTTATATGTATCGACTGCGTTTTTGTTGATATCTAGGCCCCGAATAGATACATTATCTATTGCCAAGGCAAAGCCAAGACTTAACCCACCCATGCCACAATACAAATCCAATACCTTAAACATAGTTATTCACTTTTATATTGTAAGGAAAAATTTATTAAAAAATTTACTTTTATAGATACTCTGGAACAACAACAAGTAACTATTTTTGAGACTCCTTTATTCTTTGTAGTTCCTCATTGGATAGCCACCCAACAAGGGTCCCGTGTAACAGCATTCTCTTTGAGACTTGGGGAATTCCTAACCTAGGGTAGTATTCACATTGGTCCCGAAACTCACAGTTCTCACATGGATTTGCCTTAAATATGGCACCACAATCCCAGCACTCCACCCTGTCATTAAAAACTCTCAAATTGGTCCCGCCACACACGGGACACCTGAACTTGAAACACCCAGGCATACATGCTTGTTTACGAGAACGATTGATTTAAAACTTACTGATATGAATTAATACATTTATCACCAAAAAATATAAATATAACTATATCTACACCAAAATTACTAGGTGAGAAAAACATGAGAGACAAAAAAGAAGAAGAACAAATCGAGCGAATAACATTAGAAACCTTCTTGATATATCTCACAATATTCGTGACATACTTGATTCTAGTTAGATACGCTAGTCTTGTAAACCATGCTTTGTTGGATAACATCTTGACATGGAACTATGTGATTACCTTATTACCAATACCAATGTTTCTCATAGCAAAATTATTTATGCCTAGGGGATGGTGGTATAGACAAGACAAAAGAACCAATTTTGTCGTATATCTTTATATGGTCTATGCACTAGTGTTCCTGGGAAACTGGATATTAGTATATATCATACACACGTCAAACATGTATCCAATACTTTTTGGCTTGATATTTTCACTAGTGTATATGTTTCTATTCATATACTATGGCTTTAACCAGTGGTAACAGAGTTTTTTTCTCTCTTTTTTTCCTATAAGAAAATACTGAATAGAAAGTTGTATGGAAAGGGGTATTGTATAGGGGTATTGATATTGAAATTATTTCGTTTGTCCCGAATTAATTGCCTTATAATATACCCTTTCCAATGAGAAGAATTTTTTCCGAAAGAAATAAAATAACGATGTATTTTAAGGTAATACTTTCGGAAAGATATAAAATAACGATGTATTTTATGTCATTTTTTCCTCTAAATTTTTTCCGAAAAAATAGTGAATTTTTGCGGGGATTAAGGGGTATATGTCTTTCCTGACCCCTCTTATCCAGAATTTAAAATGCACTTGTATTTTGTATGTTGGTTTCTAGATTGTTGTCTCATGCGTTAGATTTATTATTACTAAATCACTATATTAGATTTGGTTAGCATGGCTAGACCTAGGAAATATAATAATGGATATCGTATTTCAGTGTATATGGATTTAGAATTGGTAAGAATTATACAACAACAAGCGTGGGAACAACATAAAAGCGTGAGTGAATTTATATCTGACGTGTTACGTGAACATCTTGGATTAAAACAACAAAACGAGAACAAGCCCGTGTCACAGGTGAGTCAAAGTGGCTAGACACAGAGAAATAGAGGATGGGACAAAGGTAACATTCTATATACAAAAGAAATATGCTGACAAGCTTATGCAAATTGCTTGGCAGCGTGGAATGACTCTTAGCGAGTATCTCAGAATGCTTGTATCACAACACCTTGTTCAACTAAACAACACTATTCAGGACCCCGTTCGGAACCCACCCGTGAGTCAGGGGTCCCAGTTACGGGACCCAGTTCTCGATAGAGAATTAAAAGATTTCAGTAACATGATTGATGAATTAGAGGGAGAAGTGTCAATGTGTGAATACAGGCTTGACCAATTGCAACAAAGTGTAATGGATTTGAGAAGGGGATTCAAGGTTTATCTCAACTATTATGAGTTAAACAATATTGGTGACTGGATTAAACGTCTCAATGACAAGTGGTATAAGTATAAACGATGGTATTACTCGTTAAAGAATAAGGCTGGATTAGAGGATGTGGCACAGCTTGGCGAAAGATTCGTGAAAGTCAAAGATGACATAGACAAGATGTATAAGACATATAAGGAAATCAGCAAAATCATAGATACAAACCGTGACAAGATACTATACAAGACGGTTTAGGGAACGTTATATATTTATACCCCACCCACTAACTAATAAATAGGTATAACAAACCCTCACGTTCCCCGTGTAACATATAGACACAGACAAACGGGGAATAAATGAACCCCGAATCCCCAAGGGTTATCCCTTGGGGATAATGAGGGGCGAATTTTTCTGTTATTTTTTCCTTGTTATACTAACCAAGTGTGTTTTCATGTGTTTAAATACTTGTTTTAAGAGTAAGATAAATATTTCTGAAAATACATGTTATGTATGAGATGGGAAAATGAGTTTGCCATGGTATGATGTTTCTACAATAAGAAATAGAGCTGGTAAAATAAGAAACAAAGCTATTGCCGTCAAGAAACTTTCAAGATTAATTATTGAAGCAATGTCATCAGAGGATTATAAAGTAACTATGTTCTATATTGATACGATTGAAGAACACTTGAAAGACATGTTATTATACTGTGAGGATATGAAGGGCGTTCTTATTAAGAACGGGGTAATGCGTAATGAGAATAAGAATCGAATTTAACGAGGAAAAATTGGAAAACTATGGGAAAGCCATGGCCGCACTCTCACCATATATTTTAACAATATACAGGAGCGGTAGAGGATACATAGAATTGGAACTAAGTGATGATGCTTACCCACTCATAAACGATTTGAATAAATTAGACGGAATAAAAATTATAGAATTGTGAGAACATGCCATGTCCATATCTTGTAGAAACCTATCGGGGAAAAAGATGCGTGTTTCAGGGCGTGTGGGAATGGAGAAAAACACGAGAAAGATATTTCCATAGTTGTTATGGAAACTATCATGCTTGTCCTATATATCAAAAGATGAAAAGTATAAATTATGACAAGTGGTATAAGAAACCAGAGGTGAAAATAGAAAATGCCGAGGAACTTACCATTAAACAATAAGAAAAACCCCGTGGACCTAACAGACATACAACTGGTAATATTCGCAGGTGGCTTGGGGAAAAGACTTGGACCAGGGTCCCCACCCAAGCCACTACTATCCGTTTGTGGGACCCCACTTATAGACTTGCAAATAGAGTATTCACTCAAAGCTGGATTCAGGAAATTCCACATTTTTACGGGTTATGCTGCGGATGAAGTAGAGAAACACATCCTAGAAACTTTCCCAGAGTTAGAGAAACATTTTGTCTTTGTTAGGCACGAGTGGAATCCATTGACCCGTCCTTACGGGACGGGTAGGGCTTTGTATCATGCAATTAAAACACAAAATATTGACAAGAATAAACCAGTTCTTACATTGTTTGTTGATGACTTGTTTGCTCGTGTCGATTATGTTTATGACTTGGTGAAAACATATTATAAAAGTCTAGGCAAGGGAAACACTCTAGCAGTTGTTCTTACACATCCTGGTGTTTTTCTACCCTATGGTGTCGTGAGCAATAGACACGGGGTTTTTACGGAGAAACCATGGCTTGAATACCATGTTTCCACGGGGATGTATCTCCTGACCCCTCTATTTCTAGAGAAACTCATGGAAACGATTAGTCTAGAGATGTATATGAACTTTCCAGAGGAAATCAGTTTCGAGAAATTCGTTCTTGAACCGTGGTCCCGAAAATATCATGTAATCAGGACAGACGTAATTAAAGGAGAATGGTTACCCGTAAACGACTGGAAAACCGCAGAACAAGTGTGTAGGTTTCTTGAAATCTGTGATTGGATTAAGTTACATTAGACACAAAATATATTAACCACCAAATCATATTATCCATGTATGACAACACCAGATGAACTAGCATTAAAAGAGATTCTAATCGAAATCCTACAAGACCTCGAAACACTTGGTATAGTTGAACTTGACAATGAGGTAGTAGATGTTAAGCCATCTGGTCTATTCTTTCTATCCATGTTAGCATTGCATTCAGCATATCTAATGTTTGTATCCAAGAACAAGAAAACAATTGAAGAATTAATCGAGAACGTAAAGGACCCCAAAAATGTAGAAGAATTGGCACGATTAACAACAACATCCTTACTTTATGAGATTACTTTATTGAGGATGGCTAGAAAACTACCTAATCCAACATTGTTTAACGATATGTATATTGATGTCTTGTTCAAGTTTATACAGAATGTTTACCGTAACTCAACTGAACTAACTAGAATGACTAGAGAAAGTATCCTTAAGTTATACGAGGATATGAAACGAGACGGGGTTCTATAAAATGTCTCTTATGGATACTGTAAATGAGATACTAAAAAAGGAGAACATTTCTGGAATAACACGTTTACCATATTACAAATTCGCTTGTGACCTCTGGATTGAGTTAGATAAATACGAGAAAACAAGATGGGAATCCATAACTAAGAAAATGATAGTGTTCTATTCCGTGGCTTATGGATTAAACCCTACTACATTACATGAAATTACCAAGCTAATTCAAAAACAAAAGGGGTCCCAAAAATGAAGAAGGCAAGGGTCGTTTTTGTCGAGGACAAAGAACTTGAAGAACAAATCGAAAAAGAAGTGGATGAGATAAATGATTTTCTTGATTTAGTTGTCTATAAGAAGAACAAGCCAAAATAAAGACGCAAAATATATAAACCCCTCTATCTATAATATACTTGTATGACAGAAGAAATATCCACGCAATCGGGTAATACGAGAATACATGTAACAAAGAGAGGTATCTATACATCAGTAACAGAGATAGTCAGTGTTCACTTGCCAATACCACTCCTTAAGAAACTAGATGAACTTGTAGAGAAAGGCTATTTCCAGAATAGGAGTGACGCAATGAGAGAAGCCATTAGGAGACTTGTAAGAGACTATGAAAACCCTAGATACACTTTCACAGTAGGGTGATGTCTTTGGTGTGGGTTAGATGTCCTAAATGCGGTCACTATTTCGAGGTGGATCTTACCAAGGGAAAGGGTGCATATTACACTAAGAAGGACTTTACACCATCACATCTACACGAGGAAATACTCAAAGCGATAAAGATAATTGTTTCTCACAAGCTCAATGGAGCTACAAAACAAGAAATAGAGAACTATCTGAAAGATAAGGGGATAAACATATCTGGAAATTCACTTAGCGGGCGTTTAAGTGAACTTTTAGGTGCTGGTTATGTAGAGGTCAAATATACACGGATCCAATATCTCGATGATAAGACAAAGAAGTATCGTTTCAAAAGAACCCCTATCTGGTATCTTAGTATCAAGGGTTTCGAATATCTAAAGGATAAAGTCAATCAGACACTTGTTTAGAATCAACTATCTTTTTTTCTATGCTTTTTTGACCCTTTCCAGATACTGATTAACCCTATTCTGTAATTCTTGTCTCCTTTGTCTTTGTAGTTCAACTATTTTCTGGTTTATGTCATCGGGGAAAAGCTTTGCCTCTATGATAATTCGTGGATTCAATCCATGCCACGTAAAGCGAATACTATGCTCGAAACCCCTAAGTCTATATGTTGTGATTTTGAGTATGATTCTTAGTTGTTCAATTACCTCTTCTAATAGTTGTCTCTCTCTACCCTGATATAGCTCGTGAACCTCTTTGGGGACCACGAAAACGTATGCTCCATGTCTGAATACTATCTGACTCATTTCTTCATCTATGTCTCTCTTTGGCATTGTAACCCATGGAATAGCTAGTAATACCCATATTTATATTTTATATATGTCTATATAGATTAGGTTTCGGGTGAAAACGAATGCCCACACCTAGAGTCCCATCAAGAAGGTATCAGAAGTGGGACGTGAAATTTGACCCCACAGTAGTCTCTGCTAGGTTTACAGCCGTTAAGCCAGTTGCTGAAGGAAATGCACAGGATGGTTTGATTCCATTTGCGAATCTAGACTTTGCCATTGCTGGTTTGCTTGACTCGAATGGTGTCACGGGACCTGATAGGGCGAAATACTTAGGTCTTGCTAGAAAGCTTTACAAAGAAGCCCTTAGGGTCTCTGGTGAAGCTCTAAACAAGTATGCTCTTGGTCTCAAACAATACTGGGTTACAACTTACGGAGCTGACCCCACAATCTGTGACAAAGTAATCAACTTTGTCCTAGGATACGTTCCAACATACTAAGGATAGTAAGCAATAGTCACGTCCCACATATAAAAAACAATATTTTTTTTATTTTGTTTTTCTATTCATATCTTGTGAAACGAGTAGCAATATTTACGGGTAAAGCCCCAAGCTTGAAAGTGGTAGCTGAAGACCTAAGTCTAGTAGCAAGCGAATACAACTTTTCACCACTCGTTTTCACAGACATATATCCAGACGTGGTTTACAAGGGAAAAGTTCAAGCAGCAATATTCTTCTATCCCATGGACCCCGTGTTTGCGATTGACAAGGCTACTTACTACTATGAGTTTAACAAGACACTACAAGGAGCAATTGCATGGTATACCACGGTAGAGGGTGAACTGTATCGTGAACACGTAAACCAACCCATATGGAATTACGTGGAATTCATTGCCAATTCACAATACACTCGTGAAAAGCTCCAGAAACGTGGATTAGACGTTATTATGACTATTCCTCACGGTATCCATAGATCCACAATAGAACAAGCAAAGAGACTTGTCCCCTCTCTACGAAAACGTATAGAGTCAGAATTCAAGGATACGGTTACATTCCTTGTTGTCAGTAGTAGTCACAGACGTAAAAACCTCGATGGCTTAGCTAAGGCAATAGACATCCTTATTGGAAAACAGGTATTTAACTATTCAATACTTGGTATAGTTGAGGGTGAACCACCACATCAAGCAATGTTCAAGGTAGCGGAATTCGGGTCCAAGCCACGTTATGAAGTCATGGCTGCCATGGGTAGCGTGGATTATGTCCTCATGCCTACCATGGCAGAAGGGTTTGGTTTACCATTGATAGAGGCAAACGCAATGGGGACCCCAGTATTGCATGGATTGTTTCCACCTTTGTCAGAATTCACAGATACAGAGGCAAACATAACGTGGCAAACACAAGAAATCGAGTATCTACCACCAAACCCAAGGAGGGGCGGTGGGATACTTTTCGAGTTACACAAGTTCCCACCAGAAGCAATAGCGGATGCAATCATTGAGGCGATAGACATCAAGAAGAACTATCCAAGCAAATACGAGGATATGAGGGCTAAAGCGTTAGAAAACGCAGAGAAATACGACTCTAGTAAACTTTATTCAAGGATATTCGAGGAAATAATAAGCGTATGATATATGACAATACTATATTTCTATCCAATGTTTCACACTGTGAGTTTCAAGTATGTAGCAGAACAATACATAAGGATGTTGTCAGAATTCTACAAAGTAGAGTCAATAGATGAATCAGTTTTTCATAATTTTTCCCCAAACTCTGAATCAGATATTATTCTACATCCTTTGCTCTACATTGCGGGTAAAGACATTGATAGATACATGACACAAGTATCCAGAGCAAGACACACGATAGGCATAGATGTAGCGGATAGTGACCGTTTAAGTGTAGATGCAGTAACAATGAGTAACCTTGCTGAAGCAATGATTGTTCCATCGAATTTTTCCCAAGGAGTATACATCGAGAGCGGGGTTAGGGTCCCAGTCTATGTTGTCCCACATGCACTAAACGATGCTTTCCTCTCACGGAACCCACCACAAGACTACATAAATGAACTAGGAGAACACATACCCCTTCTACTCAAATTAAGAGAAAAATATCGGGTCCTATTCTTCTATGTATTGTGGCATAGCGAATATAGGAAAGGTGCTGACTTGGTTTTCGAGGTTTTGTCACGTCTCTCGAAAGAGAGGAATGACTTTGCACTCATAACGAGAACTGGGTCCCCTATTTTCCTTTATGAAACAGAGAAAAAAGGAATAAAGACACTAACAATAACGAAACACCTATCCTATGCTAGTATGCGTTACCTCTATGACCTGTGTGACATCTACCCTCTCTTTAGTAGGGGTGGTGGATTTGAGTTGAACGGTTTAGAGGCTTTAGCTAGAAACGAAATAGTCATTGCAAGTGAGGGTGGGGCTTGGCAAGACTATTTGCCACAAGAGTTCCTGGTTCCACCACAAGCATGGGTAAGGGTTTTCAGGGATAACCCTTATCACATCGGTTCTGGTCCCGAAATAGACATAGAGAAAGCGATAGACAAGTTACACATAGTAATGGATAACCTCGATGAATACAAAGCCAAGGCTAGGGAATACTCTGAATATGTAAGGGAAAAATATAGTTTTGAAAACATAAAAAATATATTTATTCTAACGATAAGAAACATTATGGGGGAATAGAAAATGAGTAGTGAGATTCCTTTCGAGACGGTTACGGCTCTAAACAAGCTTGTTCAAGAAACATTGAGTAAACATGGGAAACCGCTTGGCAAGTTACTAGCATATACACGTGACTTTGCATTGAAATACTACTATGCACACAAGAATAACTTGAATGACTATAAACAAGACCTCAAAGATGCCTATTCAGAGTGGGGCGTCCCAGTCGAGATTCTAGATGAGATTGCCGAGAAAATAGAGAAAAGATACTCTAAGAAGACATAGGAACCATGTCATACAATAAAGTAACAGACCACGTGGATACAATAAGTAGTCAGTTATGGAAACAACTCTTAAATGACTTTATAAATAGATGCAAATATCATTCATATCTAAATCCACACCTACTTGACATTGCAAACACTTTATCAACATTACCTATTCCCCCACCTCAAAAACCCGTCAAGCCATCTCTCTACAACAACATGGCAAATGCCTGTAAAGAATTGGTTAGCTCTTTGAATAAAACAATTCCATCTGGTTTAAGAAACGTAACCTCTGGAGACTGGGTTTTAGCAAACGATATTAATGCTCTTATTGATTGTCTGAATGAAATTCCACCACCACAATATAATGTTTATACTATTGATACAAACGATTGGAACACAGCTAAGCAATATATAACGGGATACTCTATTATATTTTTAGAACACTACATTGACACAGTAACAAGTGATGAGATTCTAAACCTAGTCAAAAATTACCCCGTCGTGATTGCCGTAAAGATAAGAAACCAGTATAGAAACCCTAGAAAAACCCCAGCTTTTTATCCTATTTTCTACACAAACCCAACACCCAGAACTTGTGCTTATTGTATTTCAGAATTCAGGAATAATTATTGTGATTGGAATGTGATAGATAATTGTCTTAACAAAAATTCATTATCAAGTATTTCTGCAACACGGTGGGATGACTTTTTATATATAGGTGATAAAGTTTCTGATGCTGTTTACTACATACAATTTGTAACATGTAATTACAGTTATAAGAAATATGGATATGGGACAATAATTGAGGTTCCAGGAGAGGGTGTATGGATAAATAGTGATTGGTTCTCTCGTTATGTATTCGGGTTATCTAAATGTTTCCTAGGAATTGACAAACCATATACCGTTATTTATCTAGGAGAATATACCACAATTCATCCAGAACAACACGAGTGTTATACCGCATTTAATTGTATAAAGGATTTTGCAAGTCGATATGGTTATAATCTTATTGACCTTAGAACACCACCAGTTCCACCTGAAACACCACCAATCAAACCGATTTATTTGTTTATAACAAATGATTGGAATACGGCAAGGAACTATGTCACAGAGAACTCCATGATATTCGTAAACTATGATATATTCACGTTATCAAACACAGAACTTGCGAATCTTGTAAATAATCATAGAGTTATCGTTGTGAACATGATTGACTGGCAGCCATTCTATCAAACGGAGGTCCCAGCATTTTACCAAATTTTCTATAATACATTGAAACCACAGGGATATAATTGTTCTACATACGAGATACTTGAATCCTCATTTGAGGAATACAGAGATACGAATTTTTGGGGATTAGATGACAACATTATTTCACCATCATATAAAGTAGCGGGTGTAAAAGATTATGCAGTATGTCAATCGGCCAAATCATTAACATATAGTTACAAGATATTTGACAAGGGTGTAATAATTGAGGCTCCATATGATGGTGTATGGATTGATAGTTATTGGTTAGAGACATTTGTTTATACTTATGCTTATAGATTCTTTGGAACTCCTTACCCAGACGCAATTCTCTATCTAGCTGGTTATACATCTTCTAATCAAAGTGAACATGGATGTTATCCTGCGGATACATGTTGGTCCCAATTTGCAGCACGTAACTGGTATCAGATACACGATAAGAGGTGGGGATAACATGAGTAACAATGTAGAGTCTCAGAAACAACTGTTACTCCAGAAAACGATAGGGGATGAGGGTTCCCAAATAACACAGAAACGAATGACTGACATAGATGACATCTTGAACTTTGATAGTATCTATGAGTCAATGATAGAAATGCTTGCGGGTCTCACTACTAGTTCTGATTTTGGTGTTGGTCTCACGGATTTTGATATTTTCCATGTGAACTTCACATTCAGACTACCCACGATAGATGAGATTCTAGCTGGTATCTATGTTGTCCCCATCCAGATTAGACTTGAACAAGACTTTTCACAATATGTTCAATTGGACCTTGGATTGTCTTTTGACCCGTCAAAGTTACTTGACTATTTCCAAACCCTTAACTGGTTCTTTAAGGATGGGATTTTTAACCCGTTAAGTTGGCAATACACGTATCAACTAGTGGCTTTATTCGATGTTACAAAGTATGGAGAGGGTATATATTGGGAAAGTGACACGATTCCAACAAACCCCACCCTTGGACAACAAATACAACTTAACCCCTTACAGTCTAACGTGTTGTTGTCTCTCTCTCACTATGCAAGTCTAAAGCCTTGGATAGTCAAACAATATACAGTATTGCTTGGTAACGAGCAATTGGCAATGGCTTATCTAATGAGGAAAGACTTTCTAGAAAAGACAATGAAAGATGCGTTTTTCCTTGGGTTTTCAATGTTGAACTATTCACCTATACGAGCAAAGGAGATACAAAATGGTGTAGAAGGGGTTACTATTCACATAATGGTAGATTCACAGGAAATCGGTATCTTTGTTCAAACAATAGATAGGATATGCTTTGGATTCATACTGGGTGTCACACCTTTGGGATTGGGACGGTTCACGCCTGAAGAAGCATATACCACATTCAGGAATACGGGTCCAAGGTATGCCTTCTGGAGAGCAATGAAACAAAAAGAAAGATTCCAAAGCATGACCACAGAGTTGTTGTTCACGGTTCCAGAGCAAGAGAGACAATCCATCCCACAATCCCCACGGGTAAATATCTATGGTGTTCATAGACATGCACAGGAACAAATACGGGACCTAGTCATGCGTGTTGTCTCTGACGTGGGTCCCAGTGAACTTGTAAAGTATTATCATGCTGCACTAGAGGTAGTTTACAAGAATAGACAAAGTCACCATAGAATAAGGAACTGGAAAACACAATTAAGTGATGATGAGTTTTACCAGATGTGGCTAGAGAAATGGAAAACGCTTGGTTTAAATAGTTCTAAACTACAACAAATATACGAATTGGTGAAAACATGGGAGAAACCCCTACTCCTAGAAAAAGTAAAGAAACCACAGATAATAATGTGACACAGACACAGGAAACTGACAAACAACTACCCCTACCACCAATGATACCACCTGCGTATCAACAATCCGCAATAACGAATCCCCAGTTACAACAAACACCAATGCAACCACAGGTTCAGATTGCTCCTGAAAAAATCCAGAAACTACAAGAATTGCTTGCACAACTCATTATGGATAGCACAGACCTAGGATTAGCATTGGGAACAATAGAGTGTCCATACGCAAACAATTGTCCTTTAGTCAAAGCAAGTAAACAAATAGCTAAGAGTCTTGTAGAGATAAGGAATCTCACAAAACAATAAAATTATTTTTTTAGGTATTCCCTCTCTATATAGAATACATGTTTTTTGAATAAATAGTAAAGTATATAGGTAAAATCATTTCATCTTATATTGGATTGGTATGTCTGGAAAGGATATCAAGAAAATCACCCCTACATTCAAGATACCCCTTGTTCCTAATCCAGAGAATGAAGATTCAGAAGAGAAACCAACAAAGATCGAATTAAACGAGATACCATCGGGGACAAAGGCACAAGTAAAAAACTATATAGTAGAGATTGTAGAGGTTCATAAGGTAACATTCCCATGGAAAACACAATACATTGTTACATGTAGGCTACATGACTCTGGAAAAGTTCTAGGTCCTTTCCAAGTCTATGCTGACAACACAGAGGATTTCAAGAACAAGCTACTCAATGACATAGAGATGTATGAGAGACAAAAAAGAGGTGGTGGACCCTAATGGATAACCAAGACTTTCTATCCCCAGAAGAAATCAAGTCACTAATAAGTCAAATAGATGTGTCTTTTCTTTTGACTAATGAAAGGGTTTCGCTACAACAACTAGACACGCAGACACTTGAAAAAGCCCTAGTGGAATTTGGTGGATTAACAGACCCAACTGGTCAATTCCAAGCATGGCTTTCAGGTGTCATTAGTGACTTTGCCAACTGGATATCTACACAGATAGTTCAATCATTAAACACATTTACAAACACGATTATCAATGTCTTTAACCAAGTTATATCCCCAATAAAGGACACACTATCAAAAATTGTTATCCCCTCGATAACTAGTTTTGTCCAAGACGTTCAAGACTTCTTTACCAAAACCCTACCAGACTTGCTCAACAAATCAATTGGAACAATTCAGAGTTACATAGACAACATAGTGTCTGCATTGGAAAACGTGGGGTCCCAAGTAACAAATATAACTAAACAAATACCATCTATCATATCCACGCTCTCTGATGCAATGTCAAAACTTGTAAATGACATAGCTACAAGGATTCAGTCACAACTCACAAGCATGTTTAACAATGTAGTGAACGCTCTTCAGTCAGGCGTATCACAACTATCAACATTGTTCAGTAATGCTGCAAAGTCACTACAAGACACCTTTGCCAACATCGAAAAAACCCTAGGTGACTTGTTAAGTAGGATACAGTCATCCCTTGCATCATTTCCCTCTACCCTTCAAAACGCATTGACAAGTATCCAGAAAGGTTTAGGGGACCTTGTATCATGGGTTCAAAAAGCGTTTCAAGATGCTATTTCGGGTATTCAGAAGGGTTTAGGTGACATTGTTTCGGGGATTCAGAAGACGTTTCAAGGGATGATGGAGTGGGTTCAGAAGGGTTTAGGGGACCTTTTGTCTAATGCTCAAAAGTTATTCCAAGGTGTTATTGATGCGTTAAAAGATGTTCCCAGTTTCATAATGAAAACGGTTAGAGATGTTCAAGGTTTCATCTGGGAGCATTTACCTGACTGGGTAAAGAAATTCCTAGAAGAAGCCCCTAGGGCATTAGGACAAGTAGGGGTAACTATTCAGGGATTCATTAACAGTATTCTTAGGTTTCCAGATTGGTTCCCCAAGTGGTTCTATGAACACATAGCAAAGCCAATTTCAGATGCTTTGCAGACCCTAGCAAAATGGATATGGGAACATATACCAGACTGGCTTAAAGACATCATAACCACGATTGGTAACATTTTTGGACAAATATGGAATGTATTAAGTCAGATACCATCCGCTTTTTGGGATTTCATAACGAAAACGGTTCCTGATTTCTTTACAAAGACTTTGCCTGAATGGGGTAAACGAGTCTATGACTTTTTCAAGGGTATATATGACAAGGTGAAACCAATCTTTGAACGTATATGGAAATGGATAACAAAACCAGACACATTTTGGCAAGACCTATCGAATGCGATTCAAGGATTTACAAAATGGTTCCAAGATGTAACCAAAAAACTATGGGATTCTATGCAAGACTTCTTTAAATGGATTGTTGGCTTATTAGGGTCAGGTATTGATTGGGCTATGACTACAATTCATAATTTTGTTAAAGTTATTACGGGTTTTGTTTCTAGTATCTTTGAACGAGCAAAAGGATTGATAAATGAATATACAAAACTAGTCAATAATTTGGTGATGGAATTATTTTCTCCATTACAAGACATAATCCTTTCATGGGAAGGAACATTTGTAGATATAGTGTCTGGTCAAAAAGGTGAACTTCAAACATTATACGCTATGTTATTGACCGTTTTTCCAGTATCTATTCTAGTATTCTCGATAGGTAGCTTTTTCGGTCAGTTATCTCATGCTGGAGCTACTATTAGAGAATCTTTGGAAAAAGCAGTAGAAAATTTGAGTATCTTTGGAACTAATATTGGTGGTCCATTAGCAGGTATTATACATGCCCTCTTTGCTGGGTTAGACTCATCACTTTATGAAATGTCTCAATTGTTACGTAACATTGGAGCGAAATTACCAGACTGGATAGGTTTCTCATTTGTCTTTTCATGGAGTGATGCCTTAAAATACATATCTACATGGATATGGAAACGATTTTTTAGGAGACACGTTGGATGGGATTTAATGTTGAAGTTACCAGACCAAAAAGATGTAAATATGATGGTTACTAGACTCCTACCATCTTTATATGGTTACAACATGAAGTATGTTACAGTTAAACAGACGGTTAGAAAACCTGGAACATATCCTGGTATCGCAGTTCCAGTAGAAGAAAAAGAGGTTCCAATTGATGGAGGATTCATGTTTAATCTTTTACAGAACTACTATGATTTCTATGGTTACCCAGACACATTCATCAAGTTATATACCGCTAAGCCCGAAGATTTCTATATAACTATCAAGGATAGGTTTGGTGCAGAAAGAAAGATTCCGCTTGGACCCCTGTATGAGTTACCACCCTTTGGAGACCTAGCAGAAATGATGGTTAGAGACCTTTTCCAGAGTCTAGATGATTTCCAAGCTATATCTTTAGCTAGGGGATATTATAAAGACATATCAGCTCTATACTATATTTATCACTACAAGTATCCACCACTAGAGACAATATGGAACTTCTATAATAGGTCCCAAGCGGGCCTGCTTTGGTATAAGCCCACAGATACAGAGATAAAGGATGTTCAACAAGCGATTAGTCAGGTTTTGCCACCAGACAAGGCAAGAGACTACACACCAATCCCACCCATACAACTCAATGCTCTAGGGAATCCAGACGTGGCAAAGAATGTTCTTTATGCACTAGCTACCTATGTGAAATGGTATGACTATGCTCCATGGAGCTGGATAAAGGGATTCACAAACGATAAGTGGCTTATCCTAGACATGCTTGCGGATATCCCCATGAGGATTGACGCTAGGTGGATGTATAAATGGATGGTTCCAGACTATGTAGGAGACATTGCAGGATTCCAGAGAATTGCATCGGGTCCAACTCTTAGTGAACAAGTCATGGGACAAATAGTCATAGCTAGGGGAATGAATCCAAGATTTGTCCCAATGGTAACAATTGCCGAAATGATGAATGCACTCACAGGAGAAAGAACGCTTTTCAGGACGGGGATATTGAATGCGTTTAGACGTGGTTTCACTACTTTCGATAACACTATGAAAGCATTGTCAGGTTTGTTCACGCTTGACTTTTGGACCCCTGTCTGGAATGCGGATAAATTTACATACGAGTGGAAAAAGGTTACAGTTCCAGTGAGATTCCTTGAAGGGGAAACAAAGTTAATCGTGATGCGTGCATTGTATGACCGTGCAGACATCTACTTTAGAGACTTCAGGAGACAGCTAATCAACATGATTACAGACAACTATGATTCACCAGAGAATCTACCAAAATTCATAAAAGAAATAGTGGATAAACTTAACCAGCAACTATCACAATTTGCCAAGGCGTTAGGGTCAGAAAAGGCTTTCATATTACAATACGATGATACAATGGCCGCATTTGACAAGGCATATGCGGAATTGAGAAATGCACATAGGACCCTTACACGTGGACGTGGTTACTTAAGAAGTATCCTTTACAGACTGTGGCAAAGATTCAGTTCTGGATATATCAGTGAAGATGAGATGCAAAAATACATTAATGACATCGTTAATGAATTCAAGCTAAGCGATGCTGAACGGGATCTATTCCTAGAAACCGCAAAGCTTTTCAGAGAATTGCAAAGAAGACAAACACTAGAAAAGAATATCCTAAGAAAGGTAAAACAGGGATTAATAACAGAACAAGAAGCAATAGAACAACTCGTAAAGCTTGGATTCGACAAGGAGACTGCACAAGCAGAGGTAGAGGCAGAAGTGAAAAGCTATATCCCCACAGTGTCTCAGCTAGCTACACTTGTCGAGCTTGTCCCCGAGGCAATATCATTGTTTGACAAGGTGGCACAGAAACAAGGTATATCGGATGATGAGAAACAATACTGGTTACTATATATTCAGAGGAAAGTTGTAAAAGATGAGGTTTCGAGACTTGTCACAGAGATAATCTATGACTATGGTAAGGGATTAATCACAGATGATGATTGGAACAAGCTCATGAACGATTTGAAGGGGTTTGGTTATAGTGACACAGAGATACAACTATTGACAAAGATTGCTAAGTTGAGACGGTTACGTTACCAGAAAAAATAACTATATATAATCTAAATGGAAAAATATAGGTGAGAGGAAAAATGAGTTGGAGAAATGTCCCCAAAAAAGAAAACTACTTTCCCTTGTTTGCGGAGGATTGGAATGCATTGGTAGATGCTGTGGATGACCTCTACTATATGTTACAAGCATTACCACCATCATCAACTGGTGGACCCCTTGTTGGTGGCTTTGTCTATGGAGACATAATACCTTGGTTAGACCTCTACTACTCACTAGGAAACCCTACCCATAGATTCCTAAACGTGTGGGCTAAGAACATCTATGCAGACCCCATTTGGACCACAACATTATACGCAAGTAACAACATTCTAGTAAACAATAAACCAGTTCTCAAAGACGGGGATCCAATCTCAATATATGATATCCAGAATCAAGCCCAAAATGTGTTGTCGAATATTCTACAACAATATGTTACGGGTCCCTTGAATGACTACAAGAATCAAGTAATCAACCAGTTAGTCACGATACAATCACTGTTACAAAACACAAATACATTGATTAATAGCCACCTAGCCAGAGAACTATACGAAACATATAGTTACATGTTCCAATTCAACTACCCCAATGGTGTAATACCATTAATCATCCCACAGCCGGGCTATCATTCAATAATAAGAGGATGGTATGCAATATCTACTGGAACAAGTGGCTTAGGACAAATCAAGGGTAGTTATTCACTTACACCTGTGGGATTAATACCATTCTCGATATCCTCTCTATCTTTCCCCGACACGTTTCTCGGTTTATATTACGATGAACCCCTACTTTTCTATTACAATAACGTCTCAATTGGAACATACTTACATTTGATGTTGAATATCATACAAGAATGGACAGGGATCTCACTTTACGACCCATCCTTTATTAACCCATATGACCCCACTTGGACCCCACCTGATGGATGGACCTATGTGTTTCGTTTTATTGATATAAGCGAGGTATCACAAGCCTTTAATTATACGAGTGGTTACGAGGTAGTGTCTGACGGTATATTACAATGGAATATACCATCAGGAAAATCTGCATCGGTAGAACGATACATAAACGGACAAAGTTGGAAAAAAATAGCAGTATGTCTAAGAATAAATATAGGAAAAGTAGCCCAAGACCAGTCAAATGTTATCTACTTTAATCCTACACCATCTACTGACATGTATTTCGGTGTTGGTCTTCATGTTAAAGCGGGCAGCTCAACAATGAAGATAAAGGATTGGATGTCAGGTGGAGGCGATTGGGACCCACCAATCTATGATTTTACGCCACCAAATGATTGGTTTGTGATAGTTATGGATGTCACGTCGAAACAGTCTCCCTATTTCAGTATCTATGATAGGAACAAAAACCTATTGTTTCAACTTGCATTACAGAAAAGTTCTATAACTAGTGTTTATGAAGATTTATATTTTGACATCGAAAATGAAACATCGTTTGGCACGTGGGATATAAAGATAGACTGGATAGCGTTCAAGTATTAAACCATGACTGACGCAAGATGAACACAATATGTTTGATAAACTAGTCAATAGGTTAAGAGTGGCTTGGTGGGGATGGAGAGGTGGCGTGAGATATGCGTTTAAGAGGAGCTTAGAGGAATGGAGAAAACAAAACAATGACTTGATGGCTAGACAAATGCTTGCCACCACGCTCCTTGTGGATCTATACTCACTGATAGCTCAAACCCTGTTAGACAAGAAACCAGAAGAAATAGAACAACTAGTCAGGCAAATGAATGGTGAAAAGAAACTGGATCCAGACACGTTACAAATGTTCCAATAAAAAAATATTTTTTTTCTCTTGTTTTTATTGTGTGGAATATTTCTCTATTATTCTCATGACTAAGAGTTTTCCAGTATCGTTTAGGATTTTCTTTTTACTGTGACTACCATCGTATTGTTTTACAACTATTTCAACATCTGATACCTCTATTCCGAGTCTTTCATGTAGTTGTTTAAGGGTTTCTAGGGTAGCGGTCTTTGTTTCTGCATTTGGATTCGCTCTAAGTTCACCAAAAGATGAACTAACCTTATAGATATACCAACTTATCTTGTCGAGTTCACTTCTTTTCACGACACCAGCTTTTGTTTGTTTGAGTGTGGTTATCGCCTCTAGTATTACTTGCCACATTGCTACACCCCTTTGCTCTGCTTTCGATTTCAGTTCATTTTTGAGTGATATTGGTATTCTTATGTGAACGGTTTTTTCGGGCATTTTTTTCACCAATAATAATATACCAGTGTGGTATAAATATCTTTCGTTAAAGGTAACCGAAAGGGATAAATATATAATCTATATAGTTTACATGGTGAGAACCACATGCAAATAGACATACCATTTTGGGTATGGATAACAGTCTATGCCGTCACCATTGTTACCGTAACATACTTTTATAGCAAAAACAAGATAAAGAAAGAAGACATCGAGAAAGCAAAGAACACAATAGCAGATATAATCCCAATGATTCCAGACCCACAAGCCAAGGAAACCCTGACACTAATTCTCAAATATCTACAATATCTCACAGGCGAAATATCATCCACAGAATGGCAAGCATTCAAGAAACACATATCAACAAAATATAACCTATGAGGTGATACACGTAATGGCAAAGACATTTAACGAGTTAATCGACAAAGCAGCACAGTTTGTAGAGCAACCCCTAAGTTTCTCAAAAGACAACTTTATCAAAGAGGTAGAGGAATACGTCAAGTCATTGGATGAAAAAAGACGTAACGCAATAATAGGTTTTATCAGTCCTCAAGGTATGAAAGCGGTTAAGTATTCTGAATTACCACAAGTTCTAAGGAACGATGAGGATTTCTTTAAGCGTTATGTGAACGCTTTGGCAAAAATGAAGAAACTTTCTATAAAGAAATAGGTGGTAGGATTTGGTAAAATTCGTAATAGTCGCACCTTACTATGAAACAGCAACACAGTTGTGGTCCCCGTTTTTGAAAGGGTGGGTAGCTAACGAGCTTAAAAAGAGAGGCGTGGAACCCGTCGTTCTATGGGGCGATGATGCCGTCCCAGACAAGTTTAACCAAGCAATTCAGGACCCCGATGTGAAAGGAGTCCTAGGAGTAATGCATGGAAATGAAGAAGAGGCCACGGGTCAAAACTATGTAACGATACTATGGAAAGGAATGCCAATACCTGACACTATGAAGGATGATGTAATCGCTCCAGTATCATGCTTGGTAGGAAAAGATCTTATGCCATGGCTAGCTCAACAAGGTATTCCATACACAGTAGGCGAAATAACAGAATACTGGTTTACCGCAGAGGATAAGCCTAGGCAAGGAAATGACCCAGAAGAGGACCAACTATTAAAGTTCTATCTCTATGCTGAATATACCTTCTGGTTCAGACTTGCAGAGGGGTTCGACACTGGAACCGCATACCAGATGATGATACAAGAATACGATAGACAAATACAACTAGCTAGTCAGGTGGATGCAGAGACTGCATACTGGTTAGGAGTAGATAAGGAAAACCGTAAGGCATGGGGAAACCCACAATACATTGTATATCCGAAGGGTGTAAAGACAAACATAAATGTAGATATTAGAACTACAAGACTACCAAAGGATAAAACGGATACTATTACTGTAACAGGAAAAGTAACGGCAGAAGATAATTCCATTCCACAGGGTCAAGTCATAGTAAGAATTAATGATAGACAAGATACGATTCAACTGACTGATGATGGAACATTTATTGATACACAGATTTTCCAGTGGGATAAAAACGAGGAAATAACATACAACATACAAGTGGTTTATACTGGTTTCCATGATGACAAAGTTTACATGCCAAGTCACTATGAGACACAAGTGAAAGTAGAACCTGTATATATCCCAACAGTATTAAAGATAACCAATGTAGAGACATCTAGGGACCAATCCCTAGTGAATTTTAACATTGCAGGAGTCTTGATGGATAAGGATGGTAATCCATTACAACTTAGACAAGTAGAGGTAGATGTAGCTAATGGAGAAATCTTAAGATACACAGTTATAACAGACACTGACGGCAAATTCAAGTTACAAGCGGATAAGTCTTATCCACCATTGCAAACAAAGGCTACCATAACGGCTAGTTACAGTGGAGATGACGTATATCAAGGGTCAAGTGACACAGTAATTGCAAAGTTTCCACCAAACTGGGATGTTATAAAAGTAATCCTAGCAGCCATTGGTGGTGGAATAGCGATACTACTCATAATCTTATCAAGTATATTGTAAAAACAATTTTTTTTTCTTTCTTTTTTTGTATTATTTGTGGTGACTACTGATTAGTAGAGAAAAAATAAGAGTCTTGAATCTAGTCTTGTTTTGGGTATCATTTTTTGAGCTGGTTTACTGGATATATGCAAGATGTGTTTTTATACCATTCTACAAGGTAGGATTATACACTTTCCTGATTGCTCTAGCGATTTTTGTCGTGAACGAGTCTGATAATGAAGACAAGGATAGTCATGAACACTGAAACGATATGTTTTTATACCACTCTGACATAATACCATTGGTGAAAAACATGCCAAGAGTGGTAAGAGGATTCAGATGGATAAAGTTAGAGGATAAGATTGTATTAGAGTATAAGGGTGAACTAATAGAAGACCTCGAAAGAATAAAGAACATTGTTCTAAAATGTCCCAAATGTGGTGGTCAAGCAACTGCATACTATATCCACAAGGATGAATACTATTACCTATGGCATTATGCAAGGGGTCAAGGAAAACATGCATGGGCTTTGGGTCCAAGGAATCCCGTTACAGACAAAATTGTCGAAAACTTACGTAAACCAGGTGAAAAAAGAACCGCAATAACCTTGTCAGATGTAGAGAAACAAGCTCTAATCAAAGTCTTTGTCAAAAAGAAGGGTTATACAAAAGAGGAAAGCGAGTTGGCTAGGGATGTCCTCAAGAGATTGTTACAATGAAATGCTTGCTTTTGCATATTGGATGTCATTAACAAGAGATGATAATATGAAATTTAATCCCTATAAGAAGGGTAGGCAATTCGAGTATCGTGTTAGAGATGAATTGTTAAAACTGGGATTGATTGTTTTTAGAACCGCTAAGAGTAGTGGCAAACCTAGAAACACGGATATACCCTACCCCCCAGTGGACCTAATCGCTTTCACTAGGGATGGTAGGGTTATCTTTATCGAATGTAAGGCAGGAAAATATTATGGTGGATACAAGCAAAAAGAAATGAGGTATTTTGACGTGTTGCCTGGACCCTACTTTTTAGTGACATCATACAATCTCAAAGAGGTTCTAGAGAGGATAAAAGAGTGGATGAACAAAAAACAATAACTGGTTTTATTTTCCTAATAGTTGGTTCATTATTCTCGATAATGGTATTTACCCTAGTGTTGTTCCAAGTAATCAATCTTAATTACAACATAGTTCAGAGAAACCCATTATCCATGGATAACGTGGTATCTACTTTTTTAGTGGTTTACTTTCTCATAGTATTGATTCTTATCCTATTAATATTTGGTATAATCATATTGAGTGTTGTAGAGTTTCTTTTACAATCCAAAACCTAAACGATACCTTTTTTATTCAACCACTTCAATAATACACACATGAAAAAAATCACAGCAAAAACAATACTATCCATAATCATAGGTGGCACATTGACAAGTTTTCTAGTAATGCTGACTACACTTTCGCCTCTAGCTTTCCTATATTTTCTAGACAAATTCATAAAAACTGGGAACCTTTGGAATCTCTACCTATCAGTTACAGGATTCATTGTCACAATAGTTTCAGGCTTACTCTTTGCGACCATGCTTGTGTATCTTATAGTAGAAAACCTCAAATATCTTGGAATATATTATACACTACGTGATTTAGACAAAGCCATAAACAACATCTTAGAACAAAACGAAAAACAATAACAAGGCAAATAATTTAAGGGTCTTTTTTCTCATTATCATTATGCCTGCGAAAAGGAGACATGGGATACCACGTCCACCAAGCAGACGGTTTGAAATGTGGGATAAAAAAATGGACCCAGAGGTTTACTCATATACTTTGCCAAAAACAAAACAGATAGGTGGACCCTATGAAATGAACTATCAAAACGTTTTCGAGAACTTGTTAAACACTGTAAAAAAAGTTCTACAAGACACTAATGAATATAGTAATACACAGGCATACATGTGGTATGCGGAAAAACTATGGTCTCTCACACAAAAATATTCGGGACCAGCTCTCCAGAAAGAAGCCGATGCCTTGTATCTTTGGCATTTAGCTAGGGGACGTAATGACACAGTTCTTAGGATAATAGCTAAATCGTTAGGTGTAAATATTAGTTCATTGGAATCTATACTTGAAAAAGTTATGGCACCCTTACTGTTAAGTGTAATTGCACAAGGGTCAATAACGTCTGATGGTTCAGAACAAACCATAGTTGAATATACTGGGAATATTTCACAGATAAGTGGATACATAGACTTATCCAACATGCAAGATGGTGACACAGTAACGATTAGAACATATGTCAAGATAATACCAGATGGAGAGTATAGACTATATGATAGCGAAACATTTACTGGGAAACAAGAATCCCCTGCACTCTACATATTGCCACGACTCACGGGTGCTGCGTATAAGGTTACAATACAACAAACAAGTGGGTCATACAAGTCTTTTGACTACTTGTTTGTGAAAGGAGTGTAAATATAAGCGTATCAGTAATCTTTTTATTTTAGAAATACTCTATATAGTTGAGTAGGTATGTGTCCCGATTACCCTAGGGTAAAAGTAACTGTGGATCCATCCACAGTATGGTCATACCCAACGAGAACCCTAACATCACTTAGTGGGCAGCCCAGAGTCGATTTGCTTGGACAAGATGCATCATTGCAAGACATTGGATACAACTCTACCCGTGCATCTAAGCTAGATAACCTAGATAGACTACCCTCAATGGAGGCATTCGATACCCCAATCGAGGGAACTGTGACAATGGATGGAAACGAGGATACAGTTGTCCAAGATGAAATAACTGGAAACCCAACTAGACACCTAGAGGGATGGATAGACTTGTCACCAATGGATAAGGGCGATTCAGTCACGATTCGGTTATATGTAAAAACCACACCCAATGGTAGTTATGTCAAATATGCAGAAGAAACATACACAGATACACAGTCTTTACCAGCTCTACACTTGGTTACCTTGCCTGCTAGATACGGTATAAAGATAACAATGCAACAAACCGCTGGATCATATAAGACATTCAGTTACCAGTTCTTTAGAAAAAGAACAACATAAGTAACGTGGATAGATGCCAATAATAATATCGAGTAAATCAGACTATACTGGAACAATAACTATACCCAGTCTAAATACTGAAACCACAGTCATAGAGGTCACGGGTCAAACCGATGACTACATAGTAGAGGGATACCTTGATTTGTCACAGTTACAGAGTGGTGACCTCTTAACAGTTACTGAATACATAGCGGTAGATGGGGTAAACTATCAACAATTTCTCTCATCACAATTCTCTGGACCCGTCTCTATGCCAATCATACGTTTACATGCAAAGACAATCCAGAAAAACATGAAATACAAGGTAACAGTTAATCAGACATCTGGAACTGCTAGAAACATACCATACGGATTCATAGTAGAAGTATTGGGTCAAGTATAACCATGAGTTTCACATCCACAGTTCCAATACCACAACTACTCCTAAAGACACAAGTCAAAATATCAGTAGTAACAATAACAAGAATGACGTTCCCAATGCTCTACCTACCTAAACCATTAACGACACAGGAATTGGAAAGCCAAGTTCAAAACGTCACAATACAAACCGTGACAAATGACTTACCAAACGAGTTAGTAAAAACTGGAAAAGCAAATACATTAAAATCTAAATGGAGCTAATATGGATGGGTGATAGATATACCCACGCTTGCTCAGGTATATGTTCTATCGAATCCCTTAGGGTATAGACGCAAAATCACTATAACTGCGGGTAGTAACGGGATGCCTGCCAATTTCCAACATAAACTAACAATTGACACGGCAACATTAATAAGTCAAGGCAAAATGAGAAGCGATTGTGGGGACCTACGTTTCTATAAACCCGATGGAACCATGTTGTCATATTGGATAGAAAGAGGATGCAATACATCCAACACCATAGTCTGGGTTCTAGACCCAGACGCCCTAAATCCAAACCAATCACATAATATCTACATGTATTATGGCAATCCACGACAAACATCACTATCTAACCCAAAATCTGTGTGGATATTTTTCGAGGATTTCGAGGGGTCACGGGACCCCAACTGGGTAGATGGGGCTTATGCCTCTGGTAAATATGAATATGCCTCACCTGGTTTATATGATAATTACAGATTACATTTCAAGACGGGTAGAAGTTCAGGTGTGTTTGACAATATTTTCTGGAAAGGACAAACCTTTAGTAATCTTAGATTTGTGGCATTGGTAAGAGCGGATTATTCTGATGACGACTCAGGCGTGTTTTTTAGAAGTGACGGCAAAGAAGCGGGGTCCTCATATAATCTTAATGCGGGATACAAAGTAACTATTCCCAGAGCTGGTAACCAGTATTTTATTTTAGCGAAAATTTCGGGTGGTTCTGCAACATCTCTTGCCTCATTTTCGGCAACTAATACTACCGATATAGTTAGAATAGAGATAAAGGCTTATGGGTCACAACTAGTGGCAATAATAGAGAGACCAGTTGGGACATATTTGGGAACGTTATCAGCAAACGACACCTCATTTACAAGTGGTTACATTGGACTTTCGGCACCAGAGTGGGATTCAAATAGGAACCCCTCTTTTGACATGTTTTGTGTAGGAAACTATGTATATCCAGAACCCAGTGTAACAATATCTACCACAGAGGAACGAGTAGGACGTTACCCCGATTACGTTTAATTAGGTGTTTTTTTGTGTTTGTTTTTTGGGACCTTGGGACCATGTTTTTGGTTCCGTTTTTG